AGGCGGAAGTGGACTTGATTCGGTACTGCAGCTGCACGAACCAGCTGGCCGGGTTTGTGTCGTCGTCACGCTGCACAGGGGGCCCGCCCTCGTCCTTGGCGCGCCACATAGAGCGGCCAGCCACGACAAGGGGCGGTTTCAGAGCCTTCCGAACGCGGTCGGCAACCCACAGGCAGCGCTCGACGGAGGCGCCTACGCACGTCACCTGAAAGACCGCTTCGAAGTCGGTGCGCTCGTCTGCCAGCGACTCGGACATCGACTGACCAGGCTCCGGGTACAGCACCGCGTACTGCGTCGGAGGCGTCCATCCGCTAGCTGCGGACGGCGCCCCACCCAGATACACGACCAGCTGCGGATCCGCCTCCAACGCGGCTTGCACAGCGTCGATATGCGGCAAGACTTCTGGTGGTGCGCTCACGGGCTCACCACCAGGCCAAGCCGCGCTCGGCGATCAGCGCGAGCTGCGCTTCGAAGCGGGGCTCCTCGGCGTCCAGAGCTCGGCCGCCGTCGCGGTGCGGCGGGTTCTTCACCGAGCCGTACTCCAGCAAGTTGCCGAGCGCGCCCTGCGGACCGCCCTTGTCCGGGCCGATCGTCGCGAACGTGACGTCCGGGCCGTAGCCAGCGACATCGAACGAGATCGACCTCGGGTAGAGCGGTGCATGCTTGGGCGCGGACCCCCGAGCGTTGGCCCGCCAGTCCTTCTTGATGTTCACGGCGCCCTTGCGGACCACCATGCGCGCATCCCGGCGAGCCCGCGGGATCGCCCGGGCCAGATGCCGCTCCAGGCGGCGAACATCGCTCATATCGAATCGGCTGTCCATCAGGATCGGTCCTCCGCTCTGATCCGCCACGCCGTGGACTGGTCACTGAACGAGGCGCCGATCGCCCACAGGATCAGGCCGGCCATGCGGGCGTCGAGCGAGGCGGTCACCTCGACGCGCGTCCCCGGCAGGAGCCGCATCCCCGGAGGCAACGCGGTCGCCCAAGGCAGGGCCACCTCGTACTCCCGCAGGACGACCTCGCGCTCGCCGGCCTCGGTGTCCTCGCCGGTCGACTGCGCGATCGCTTTCACCCGGGCCTTGCCCGAGTAGAGCGTCGTCTTCGCGCCCGGCACCGTGCCGCCGGTGGACCGGTCGAAGGCGTCCGGGGCCTGCGAGTAGACGTGGACGGTGTCCCGCATACGGGCCTCGGCGGCGCGGCGCCCTGCGGCGAGGACGCTGTCGAGGCTCACCGCAGGCCCACCGTTCCGATGCGCCGCCGGTACCCGCTCAGCAGCATCATGTGGGCCTCCGACAGGCTGCCCGCACCGAGCGTCTCCGCGGCGAACGTGCGGCTGTAGTCGTCGATCGTCTCCTGGCGGAGCATCGACGGGTTCGCCAGCGTCGCCGACGCCAAGTCCAGGCAGACGGCGCGCACTTCGTCCGGAATCTCATCCCAGCCGTGCGTGTACGTCACCTGCACCAGACCCGGATCCGGGTAGGTCGTCGTACCCGGCAGGCGGTGCCAGCCGCCCGTGCGGAGCAGGCGGTCCCCCGACAGCACCCAGTCGTTCAAGACCAGGCTGGTGACCTTCACCTCGGACACCGAGACGACAGGCCGCTGCGGCAGAACCAGTTCCCCGCAGTCGATGACGCGCAGCGTCGCCACGTCGTCGGCGACACGGCTGATGGACTGCCGAGTCCACCGGCGGATCACGGCCGACGCGGACGCCAGAGCCAGATCCGCCGCGGCGGGATCGACGGACGCCTGAGTGGCTGCGGCCAGTTCAGCCGCCGTAGCGACCGGGGGAAGAGCAGCCACGGCGGCCTCCCCTCGTCAGCGCTGGCGCGCGTCGTCAGCGAGCTTCTGCTGCACGTCGCGGGCATGCTCCGGGTCGGTCTCCGGAGTCGGCTTCCCCTCCAGGACACCGGCCACGGTGTAATGCGAGTCCGGAGTGGGGTCCACCTCGACACCGAGGTAGCCCTTCTCCTCGACCTTGTCGACGGCCTTCTGGACTTCCGTCTGCGCCGCGTCCTGCGGCGGCTGGGCGGGCTTGCGCTCTGCCATGGGTCTGCTCCTCAGTTCCGGGTGACGGTGACGCGGACGAGCCCGCCCGGGTCGGCCTGGCCGGTGCCGATGTGCAGGGACCGCCACAGCAGGGTGTCCCCCGCGGCCAGGACCAGGTTGGCGGGCGTGCCAGACAGGGTGATCGCACGCTCGTCGCTCGCCGGGGCGTTGACGCCCGAGTCGAACTGGAGCGTGGCGACCGTGGTCGTACCCGCGCCGGTCTGCCCCTTGTTGATGAGCGAGACGGAGCGGGTGTTCGTGTTGGCGCCGGTGATGGCCGCCTCGGAGACGTACTGCACGGCCGTGACGGTGCAGTCGAAGGGGGCCTGCGCGATGAGCGAGTCGTCGTCGTTGCCGGCCGTGGAGACGGCCGGGACGTCCGCCTCCAGGACCCGCTGAAGGGGTGCGGTGTCGGGCATGAGATCTCCTCGTGGGTGGCCGGGTTACGGCAGGTCGAGACGGGCCACCGGGTAGCGGGAGGCCTCGGTCGGCTGGTCGTTGTTGATGGTGTTCGAGACCTGCCAGCCCACGCGGAAGGTGAGACGGATGGCGGTCATGTCCTGCTGGGCCAGGTTGTAGACGATCGCCCCGGTGTTGTCCTGGATGACCGCCTCGGTCAGGATCTTCATCGTGATGTCCTGGCGGACACCGACGACGAACTGGCTCCAGTCGCCCATGAACAGGGTCGGGCTGCCCGACGCCGTCGGGAACAGACCCCGCATCGGGTACACGACCGGCAGGCCGTCGATCGAGGACAGGTTGCCGGCGACGCGCGACTCGTCGAGCTTCTTGCCCTGGCTGTCACGGGACTTGCGGAGCTTCGACTTCACCGAGGTCGCGCCTACGAAGCCGGACACCTCGTATCCGTCGGCCTCGACCAGGCCGTAGCCGTTGTCGATGTCGCCGAAGAACGAACCCGCCGTCGCCGCCGAGTTGGCGGTGACGCCGTTCCCAGCCGCGGCAGCCGCGGCAGCGATGTTCGTCGGCCAGGACGACGGGGCGTTGGTCCCGAAGTACACGGCCGCGTCCAGGGTCCGGCCGACGGCCTCCGTCAGGAGCGGCATCGCCTCGTCCCAGATGTTGGCCTCGACGTCCGCCACGACGTTGTCGGGGACCGGCATGATCGTGGCGATTTCCTCGATGTTGAGGAACTTGTTCGCCCAGTTGACCTCGGTCGTCTGCTTCAGACCGGTGTCACCGGAGACGAAGTAGGCGGTCGGCAGCGCCGACAGGACCGGCAGGCGAACCTGGTTGCGTCCCACCGGGATCCGGCGGAACAGGCTCAGCGTGGCGGACTGCTCCAGCGCCTTGCCGAGCATCTCCTTGGAGACCTCTTCGGGGACGAGCGCCTGGGTGTCCGTGCGCGAGGTCACGTTGGTAAAGGCCATGGTCCGGCCTCCTCATTTCTGGTCAGCCGGCCGGACCTTGCCGTGCCGGGGGTGGATCAGCCGAGGCCCGCCATCTTGCGGATCAGGGCGTTCATGTCGGATGGGGCGCCTGCGGTGGTGCGTGCTCCGCCGTCGAACGACGGGGCTGCGGGCTGCTCCTTGCCGAGGTGCGGTTTGCGCTTGAGCAGGTCGGCGAGGGCCTTCTCGATGCCCTTGCTGTCGATGTCGCCGGCGTCGTCGACGAAGTCGCTCATGTCGAGGAAGGCGGCGGCGTCGGAAGGATCGGCGAACGTCGATGCGGCGATAGCCCGGACTTCGGCCTTGGCGGCGCGCTGAACCATTGCGGTGGCGCGCTGCTCGGCTGCGGTCGCCCGCTCGCCGGCCTTCTGGACTTCCGTCTTGTCCCGGTCCTCGATCTCCTGCAGGCGTGCAGCGTTCGTTCGGTTTGCCTTCTCGGCGTCCTTGGCGCGCTGCTTCCACTCGTTGAGCGCCTTCTCGCCAGCAGGGCCGAGGGGGGCGTCACCGCCCGGGGCTGCAGAACCGCCGGACTCGACGGACTGGCCGCCTTCGGGTGCAGCGGATTCGGTTGCGGTTTCGGACATGCGGTACTCCCATTGCGGGATAAGGCCACGCGTTGCGCGCGGTCAGGTCAGGTAGCCGAAGCGCCGCAGCATGGCGATCGCCTCGTCGCGGCTGCCAGCGAGCTCGAAGATCTGCTCGGGCAGCAGGCGTGGGGACATCAGCC